TTTTTATCCTATCTGGCACCATCAGTTTGACGATCTTATCGTTCTTAAAAACAATCAAGGAACTGAGGAAACCCGTGTGCGGCACATGGACTACGGGGTCGTCCTGTCAGCATTGTTCTGGCGCAGGTTCAAAAATAAAGAAAACATCACCTTCTTTGACCCAAACGAAGTTCCCGATTTATATGAAGCCTTCTACAGCAACACACAGTTGTTCGAAGAACTCTACATCAAATACGAAAAACGAAAAGACCTGCGTACCAAGACAATGAATGCAGAAGAAGTATTCAAAAGTGGAATACTAAAAGAACGTACTGATACAGGACGTATCTATCTAGTGTTTATTGACAATGTTCAAAATCAAGGGCCATTCGATCCCGAGTACCACACAATTTATCAGAGTAACTTATGCTGTGAAATCCTATTACCTACTAAGTCTTTTAAGCGTCTGGATGATGATACCGGTCGTATTGCTTTATGTACACTGGGCTCAATCAACTGGGGTGCGTTCCGCAATCCAGAAGACATGCGCCGTGCTTGTCGTATACTTCAGCGTAGTCTATGCAATATATTGGACTATCAAGACTTTCTTTCCATTCAGTCTAAACTAAGTAATGACGAAATACAGCCATTGGGCATCGGTGTAACTAATCTAGCCTACTGGCATGCCAAGCGTGGTCTCAAGTATGGAGAGAAAGATGCACTACAAGATGTTAAAAGCTGGATGGAACATCAGGCATTTTACCTAACAGAAGCAACAGTTGAATTGGCAAAAGAACGTGGACCTTGTCTACACAGCGAACATACTAGATACGGCAAGGGTATCTTTCCTTGGGAATTACGTGCTAAAGGTGCTAATGAGCTAGCAGACTTTACGCCAGAACTAGATTGGGAAACCCTGCGCATACAGATGAAAGAACACGGAGTCCGTAATGCTACACTAATGGCTATTGCCCCTGTTGAAAGTTCAAGTGTTGTTATAAACAGCACTAATGGAATTGAAATGCCCATGAGCTTGATTAGCACTAAGGAAAGTAAAGCAGGTTCATTTACACAAGTTGTTCCTGAATACGCAAAACTTAAAAACAAATATCAACTCATGTGGGAACAAAAAGACTGCGACGGTTATTTAAAGACAAGTGCAGTATTGGCAGCCTATGTGGATCAAAGCATCAGTACTAACACTTTCTATAATCCAGCACATTTTGCAGATCGTAAAGTACCAACTACACTGATCGCTAAGAACTTGATGCAAGCACATATGTGGGGATTAAAAACATTTTACTACAGTTTGATTAATAAAGCCGGCAGTAAGCAACAAGAAGAACCTACCCCCGAGCAAACACAAATTAATGGATATCATACAGAAGAATTAGAAGATGATTGTGAGGCATGTAAACTATGAGCTTGACCATTGGATTTTTTGGTGACAGTTATTGTTGTCGAAAGTTTAAATTTGATATTGATATTCTGAAAAACTTATCATTTTCTGAGAAATACAAAACTTATATAAAAAAATTAGAAGAGCATTATTCTGCAAAAATTGTTAGTTTAGGGCGCGGCACTACAGGAGTTCAAGATTTATTATTAAATCAGTTAATTCCCTATATTGAAAAAAACTCGTACCCGGATGTTTGTATATTTACATGGACAAATCCAGGAAGATTATTTCATAGAACTGTAAGAAATATTACACATACTGTTGTTGATTCAACAGCAACTGATGATTTGCATACAGCCGCACGAATGTATTACAACCATTTATACGATAGAGAACTAATAGAACTTGAATATGTCGCACTTATGCAGTATATAGACTTAAATATCTTAAGCAAGTTCCCAAAGTCTACTAAAATTATACACTTGTGGTCGTTTGGTAAGTTTGAAGCTTGGGATGATGAAAGTTTTAAACCAGCAAATTTAAAATATCATTATCGCTGGACCAATGGAGTTGAGATAAGACCGCCGCTGGTATGTGTATCATTGTTAGATACTGACCTTAGCAAATTGCATGGTGATCGCAGGCCCAATCACATAGCCGGCGAAGTTAAAAATTCGTTAGTATTTGACACTATCAAATTAGCAATTGATGAATACGAAGATGGTAAATTAATTACATACAATATATAAAATGAGTAAAGCACAATATAATTTAAACACAAAGACAGACTATTTAAATCGTAAGATGTTTCTGGATCCAGCAGGTCCAGTTACTATTCAACGCTTTGAAGAAGTAAAATATAAAAAGATCGCAGACTTTGAAGCTACTGCACGTGGTTTCTTTTGGCAACCAGAAGAGATTAGTTTGACCAAAGACAGCAATGACTTTAAAGATGCTAGCGATGCTATCAAACATATCTTCACAAGTAACTTGCTACGTCAAACAGCACTAGACAGTTTGCAAGGGCGTGGCCCAAGCCAAATCTTTATGCCAGTAGTATCGTTGCCAGAATTAGAAGCACTTGTGTATAATTGGACATTCTTTGAAACTAATATACACAGCAAGAGCTATAGTCATATTATTCGTAATATCTACAACGTGCCAAAGGATGTGTTCAACACTATCCATGACACTAAAGAAATTATCGATATGGCAAGTTCAGTTGGAAATTACTATGAAGATTTACATGTCATCAACTGCCGCAAACAGTTGGGCGAAACGATCAACGAGCGCACCCATATTAAAGCAATCTATATGGCGCTTCACGCAAGTTATGCACTAGAAGCATTCCGCTTTATGGTAAGTTTCGCAACAAGTCTGGCAATGGTAGAGAATAAGATCTTTATGGGTAATGGCAACATTATCAGTTTGATCTTACAAGATGAACTGCTACACAAAGGTTGGACAGCTTATTTGATTAATCAAGTAGTTAAAGAAGACATTCGTTTCGCCGAAATAAAAGCAGAATGTGAACAAGAAGTATACAGTTTGTATATGGATGTTATTCGTGAAGAAAAAGAATGGGCGGACTATTTGTTTATAAAAGGTCCTGTAATTGGTCTTAATTCTAATATCTTAAAAGATTTTGTCGACTACACAGCAGTAGGTGCTCTTAAAGATATTGGTATCAAGTATAATAACCCTGCTCCAAAATCTACACCAATCCCTTGGTTTAACAAACACGTTGATACAAGTAAAAAACAAACAGCACTACAAGAAAATGAATCAACAAATTATGTTATTGGTATTATGAGCGATGCTATTGACTATAATGCGTTGCCGACATTATAATAACAAAAAGGAATTAAAATGAAAGCAGTTGTATGGAGTAAGAATCAGTGTCCGTATTGTGTGCAAGCTAAAGCACTGTTAGAAATGAAGGGCATTGAATTTGAAGAAAGAAATGTTCAAGAAGATTGGACTAAAGAGCAGTTATTGGAAGCAGTACCTACAGCCAGAACTTTACCTCAGATATTTTTAGAAGATAATTATATAGGCGGGTTCACTGAACTTAAGAAACATTTCGAAAAGGTATAATATGTTAATCAATAAAGGTATTTCAATAGGGGAAATAGTTACAATAAAAACCACAGCAGGTGAAGAAATTGTTGCTAAAATGGTTGAGGATGGTGTAATGGGTGTTCGAGTTAGTAGACCATTATGCTTAACAGCAACCAAAGACGGCATTGGACTTGTTCCATTTTTGTTTACAACTGACCCTGATGCAGAAGTTACTATTAGTAAAAATGCAATTATGGTATTGGCCCCTACTATCAAGGATGCGGCTGATCGCTATATCCAACAAACTACAGGGATTAAATTAGTATAATGTATACAAGATCGATTGCACCTACCATGGTTACAACCATTGCCTCAGATGCACTGACTGCGGCATCTTCCCTAGTACCGCCGACAACAGCACTTCCAGCATATTCGTATCATGCTTATCTAGAACGCATTGCGACGTCATTAGAAAATTTATCCGAGACTACTTATATTTTATCAGGGGTTTTTGTTCCAGTACAACCGGTAGCGATATTAGCAAGTGTAGTAGGAATTTTGTCGGGATCAACAGTATCCGGATTAAATCCAGCAGCCGTGGCACTTATGCTGCCTGGAATGGTATTGACTAACTTGACCCCGGCTCCTATCCCTGCTGCCGGCTGGTTCAGTGGTCTGGCTAAAATTGCCGCAATTAATGGTCCAACATCAATTACTATTTCTACTCAATATCCTAACATTGACGGGCCTGTAACATTTATGGCGGGAGGTTATGGAGTATTAACTTGTACTCCTCCAGTTCCCTTAGCACAAGCTGACCCCCGTCCGGGTATGCTACTGTCGGGACAAGGAATACTACCGGGAACATTTATTGTAGACTACATAGTACCCGGCGTGGCTACTAGTTTCTATGTCAGTGTTCCGCAAAAAGGAAACGTGGAACTGATAGCATGCGCCGGCGGATTCTCTGCAATGGCACATTCATTGAACACGTTAGAAGCTGACGTGAGCGCATTGACCAATATGGCTAATAATCAAGGTATTCATACTGTCGATCCGTACACCTTGGTAGAAAAATCAACTCAGTATGCGTACTTTGCAAAAAATCCAGGAGAACTGGCACCTCTGATTGCGGCGCTGGCGGCTGTAACACCTGAATTATCTGTACTCAAGAACATCTTAAAAGGTGTTACTAAACTGCCGTAATCAAAACTGTTGACATTTAATTTCGACCACTGTATACTAGGTATAAGTACTCTGTACTAACATTAAAGGAAATAAAATGGCAACAAATAAACACGCAGAATTCACAGCAATCGTAGAAGCAATGGAAGCAGACTTTGAAAAGTTTTATGACAAGGAAGTTGGCGCTGCCGGCACTCGTGTTCGTAAGCATTGTCAAGACTTGGCCAAGTTGTGCAAAGAAACTCGTAACGACGTTACCGCAGTTAAAAACGCTCGTAAAGAACCAAAATAATTCGATAAATATAGTACGCTCTTTTTAGGAGGTGTATTATGTTAGAAACTTTATTTTGGTTAGCACTAGGTGCTTTCGTCGGCTGGAACTTCCCCCAACCGAGTTTTGCCAAGAATATTCAGGCAAAGGTGTTGGGAATGTTTAAAAAAGCAGAATAATATGGCATACTCACAACAGGTAATCGACCACTACGAAAATCCCCGAAATGTTGGATCATTTGAAAAAGATGATCCAACT